CATGTATTCGCCCGGGGGCCGTGGTGCGGGGCAGGACAAGCTCTCGCGCGTGAACGCGGTGGCGCCCATGCTGGAGTCGGGGATGGTATGGTGTCCTGACACTGACTGGGCGGAGGAGCTGGTGGAGGAGTGTGCGTCGTTCCCGAAGGGGGACCATGACGACATGGTGGACTCGACGACGCAGGCCTTGATGCGGTTCCGTGCTGGCAACTTTGTGTCGTTGCGGACGGATGAGTTGGACGAGCCGTCAGAGCCTCCTGTTGTTCCGGAGTATTATTGAGGGATAGAATGGGGGCAGTAACTTTTTTGCGGAGGTAGGCGATGAATGCACGACAAATGCTGGCGGGTCTGCCTATGAGCGGGTATGCGGAGGGCGGTGCTGTTGAGGACCCGTTGTCTGCTGGTCGTCGCCGTGCGATCGCCAACGGCAACGAGGCCGGTTGGCTGCAGAACGTGGCGAGTGTCGCCAACAAGTGGCTTGCGAACCCCGGCACTGCTGCCGAGGCGTATGACGGCTTGGTGAAGTCTGGGATCAGCGTGAAGGATCTGACGGATGCTGGGATTTCGCAGGATGCCATCAACAAGGCCCTGACCGTTCCGACATCAGACGTGCAGAAGCAGGTTAATCAGGCAGCGTTGACGTCCCTGACCAGCACCTTGGCGCAGAACCCCACGTTGGCATCGGAGATGGGCGCGCGGGGCACTGAGGCGATTTATGCGCAGGCGCAGCAGTACGTAGCCAACTTGCAGAAGGACGGCCTGACGGACGCCGAGCGGCAGCAGCTGCAGCGCATGGCCACGGCGCAGGGCTGGGGCTACTCGGACATCCGCGCGGCGGGCATTGACCCGTCGTTGCTGTTCAACCAACCTGCCCCGGTAGCCACTACTCCAGTGACCCTCAATCCGGTGACCCCGACCCCCGTCTTCGCCAACCCCGTGCCCTACACCCCTGTCACTGTGTATGACCCGGAGAAGTTCGCCCGCGAGAACGCGGGTGCGGATCTGTACAAGAAGGGCGAGGTGGCGCTGGACACGGCGTTCCGTGAGAGCGCGCCACGAACCGCGATCCCCGGCATGCCGGGCGCGTACGAGTACACCCCTGCCGCCAAGCTGCGCCCTGCCACGGGTGCGGGGATGAGCTGGACGCCGCCTGTGGTGACCAGCCGTCCTCGGTCCTTGCTCAGTCCGACACTGCTCTCGTACGTATCGCCGTCGCAGCAGTTTGCGCAGGCACGTGCTACGCAGGATCAGGCGCTGTTGGGCGCGTTCCGTGAATCGGGGCTCCCGCAGAACGCGAGCAACTTCAACACGTGGCGCAACCGCCTTCGCTCTGGTGAGTTTGGGACGGGCGCCGCGTTTGACCCGACGGCGTTTCAGTCGGCGTTTGGCTCGTGGGCCTCGACGCAGACACCGGGGACCACGGCTCAAGGACCTGCTCCGGGTGGGCTGGGTTCTGTGGGAACAGGCGTCACGGGGTACTCGGAGATTGCTGGGGGCCTGCAGCCGATTGATCTGCGCACACTGCCTACTGCTACGTTTGCACGGGGCGGTGAGGTAAGTTCTGCGCGGAGGATGCTTGAACAGGTAAAAAAGCCTGAAGGGTTTGCGGAGGGCGGAATGCCCACTGCAGACCCTGAGCAGACCGAAAGCCGGAGCATGCTTGAGAGACTGGGTCGTTTTATCTCACTGGACACCCCGCAGGACATGAGCCTTGGCGAGACGGCAGCTGACATTGGCATGGGATTCCTGCCGGGGGTAGGCACTGCTCAGGGCGCGCGCGACTTTGAGAGAGCGCGTAGAGAGGGTGACATGCTTGGCATGGGCCTCAGTGCTGCCAGCATGATCCCGGTGGTCGGTGGTGCTGTACGTGCGGCGCGCAAGGCAGCAAATGTTGCCGAAGAGATCCCCAGCGCTGCCCGTCAGATGCTGGACACGATGCCGCAGGCAGCAACGCCGCGCGTCCCAGCGGTGGGCACCCCTGTCAGTTTTGTAAACCTTCGTCAGGCAGGAGCTTCTCGGGATGAGTTGCGTCAAGTGGAACAGGACTTCAAAGGCTACCAGAGCGGGGTGCAGAGCGTCGATGATCTGGTCAACACGGCGGCCAGAGTAGATCCGATGTTTCAAGGATCAGTGCGTGACGTGGCGAACATCGTCGGGGGTTCCTACGTAGCGGGTCCGCCCAAGACGGCGGAGAGCGTCTCAAAGAAACTAACGCGTAAGGGCGGAACGGCTGCGGACGTGGCGGATTCTATTCGCGCGACCGTTCTGGTCGAGAACAACGCGCAGGCCGAGGAGGCCGTTAGGCAGATTGCCAGTAGGTACCCGACGATCGACGAGGGCTGGCAGCGCATTCCGAGCAATGGCTACATCGACCGCAAGCTGGGGATCCAGTTTACGGGCCCCAATGGGGAGCGCCTGCTTGGCGAGATTCAGATAAACACCCCGCCGATGCAGACGGTCAAGGACGAGGTGGGCCACAAGCTGTATAAGATAGAGCAAAAGATCATGGAGAGGTACGGTGCCCCTGCGCAAATGCCTGCCGAGGAGCTGATGAGGTACCGCGATGCGGTGCAGGAACAGTCCCGAATATACGGCGAAGCCGCAACACGTGTTGACCCAAGCATCCTAGAGCAGTTGGCGGAAAAGCGTGCGCGTGGTGGCTACATTGGAAGACTGGGCAGGCCTTGACCGATAACTCCAAACTCTGCCTCAAACTCCTCCTTGGAAATCTCGCGGCCCTCTTTGACGAAGTCGAGAAGCTGCGCGATGGAGGCCTGCGTCCACGTGCCGGTATTTGAGAGCGCGAAGCCTTTGACGGATTTGTCATCAAGTTCAACGATAACGGCGGGGCCACGTTCCCATTCGTAATAGAAAAGCACTTTCATGTTGAGCTCCTTTGTGTTTCTCCTTTCTTTCGTTGGGATTATACTATAAGGGCACGTGGAAGACAACGGAGAGCCGAAATGGCGCTGAATGACCGGATCAAACAAGCGGAAGCCGACATGTTGGCCCAGCAGATGCTGGCCATTGGCAATCGGCCCAGTACCCGGTCTCAACAGCCCGCTCCGGCACGCACTGAAAGCCGGGGCATGTTGGAAAGCCTGATGGGAAGCGCCCAGCAGCAGGTCAGGACCGACATTGTGGACCCCCTTGTTGGGCTTGGGGAAGCGGCGCTTACCATAGGCACCGCCATTCCCAGTTCCGTTCCGGCTGGACTGCGCGGGCTGTATGAGGCCGCGACGACGCCCGGTGACCTGCAGACTCGACTGCGTGCAGGTGCCGGCATTGTGCCCGCCCAGATGGCGACCACCACCTACCTGCCCCGCACGCAGAGCGGGCGCGAGGCCCTTGAGCAGTTGTCCATGCTGGGCGCGCCGTCAGAGGCGATCGGCAGGGGCACGCTGGAGTCCACTGGAAGTCCGCTCCTTGCCACCATGGCAGAGACCTTTCTGGATCCGTTGGAATTCCTTGGGCCGGGAGCCAAGATGGCAGGCACCACGCTGCCGCTGGTGGCCCGTGCTGCGGGGCGCGCGGATGAATTGCCCGAGGCGCCTGCGCCAGAGCTGCCCCCGACAGAATCAAGCGCGATGCTGACGCAGTTGGATGAGATTCAGAACGAGCTCCCTTCACCGGAGACCGTGCGGCCAACGATCACGGAAGAGATTGGAGACAGGCGCCGTGTAGGCACCACAGGCAGATACGTGGGCGCGCCCGAGAGTATTAACACTCCTCAGAAGCTCGCTGCGTTGACACGCTCAATCACTAACCTGACGAAGGAAGGCGAGTTCGGGCGTTTCTGGTATGAACGAAGTGGTCGCCAGATTCTGGATATCACTGGGGGCAACACGGAAGATGCTGACAAGTTGGTGCAAGCGATTGCCATCACCTCACCGAACACGCCCGTGGGCGCAAACTTCGACTACGCCTTGCAGGCCTACTATCAGTGGAAGAATGGCCAGCCAATCAAGACAGGCATGTACACCACGGCGATGAGCAATAAATTGCAGCGCATGTTTGACGGGGACGAGTGGGCAGGTCGCAAGACCAACAACTTTTACAACAACTTGATGCGAGAGATCGATCCCTCCAAGGCACAGGGGGTCACCACTGACATTTGGATGATGCGTGCGTTTGGTTTCGACAAGGACGCCCCGACTGACGCACAGTACAGCTTTGTCGAGAATGAGACCAAGCGCATAGCGAAAAATCTGGGCTGGGAGCCGCAGCAGGTTCAGGCTGCGATCTGGGTAGCATTGAAGTCAAGAATGGAAAACCCGGACGTGAAGCGAGTCGTTGAGGAGAAGTCCTTTGAAAACGGCTGGATAACGTACGACGATGCGGGTGAACGAGTAGTCATTGATCAAAACAAGCACGCTGCTAACTGGTTGGAAAAAGCGTTGCGGCACATGCCTACCGAGGCAGATAGAGAAGCGGCCAAGTTTGACTATGCGGATGCAGCTGCGAACAACTTGGCGCAGATTAGCTGGGAGTCGATACCCAGCAGAAGCAGTGGGAACATACCGGAAATTTTTGATGCTACCCCCGAGGTAGTGCAGGACTACCACGTCCAGATGTCCAAAGCCTTCTTGGACGATGATGGTAACGACATCATTGCCAAGGAATTTGGCATCCTATCGCCCGGTGACTTCGAGGCGCCGGGGTACTTTGAGCAGCGTGTTAGCCCCGGTACGCAGACAAACATCACGGCGCCCCGCCAGTATGGCGTCACTCGGCGCGTTGATGCGATCAAGAAACAGGCGGCGGAAGAGGGCTGGTCGAAAGAGCAGCGTGATGCCGCGATTCGGGCAGCTACCTATGCTACTGAACCCTCGGCCAGAGAGGCAATGTTTGCCTATGCCGCTGCTCGCGGGATCCTGTTGAAACAAGACGGCGTGGGGCTGCATAGGCCGGCATTCCCCGGTAACCTCTCCCGACCAAAAGCCAACGGCGCTGAAATAAACATAGGCCGGCCCCTGACCGCACAAGAGACGACGGGGGTGGCCCGACTTGTCGCCGCAGAGGCGGGGCATACCGAATACAATCCAATAGCCTCCCCCAATGGGGCCAGATTCATAAACTTTGATTACTTGGGAATACCTAATCAGGCCTTCCAAAAGATTGTTGCCACCGCGATGGAGAAGATGGAGTTTGACAACGGTGAGGCCGTTGATGTTAAATTATTCGGAGCAGATACAGGATACTTGGGCAACAACTGGACGGAGAATTTAAATGGCGAAGGTTACTATCAGTCTGGCGAACTCGCCCGACGACCCGATTTACAACGGAAAGTACGTGATCTCGTCACACGGCTCAACCCGCGAATCTCAGCCGTCGAAGACGAATTTGCAAACCGCTACAACTGGACGAGAAACCGGCAGCTCAACAGCACCTACGAAGCCCCGCAAGAAGTAGTGCCGGTTTCCGGTAGCCTGCCACAGGCAGCAGAAAATGCTGCCGCTCCTGCAGTTACGTCTCCCCCTGCTCGCCCCTTCAAGAGAGGGGGCGCGGTGGAGCGCGTGATCAACGACAACCGGAAATACCTATAAGGTGACGCGATGCCGATCGATAAAGTCGTCAATCTAGCCCCAGACTCTGAGGGGTTTCTCGTCATGCAAGGCATGGACGAGGAGCCTGAAATTGAGATCGTCATCGACGAGGATGGTGTTGAGGTTGAGATTGATGAGGCTGAAGAAGAGAAAGACTTCTACGCGAACATCGCCGGGGACATTGATCAGCAGGATCTGGGCAAAATAGCCAACGATCTTCTTGAGTTCTTTGAGGCAGACAAGGCTTCCCGTGGCGAGTGGGAAGACATGTACGCCAAGGGCCTTGACCTATTGGGCTTCCGCATGCAGGAACGCACTCAGCCCTTCCGTGGGGCCGCTGGGGCGGTTCATCCGATGTTGACTGAGGCGATTGTCCAGTTCCAAGCGCAGGCCTTCAAGGAGCTGATGCCTTCCGGAGGCCCTGTCCGCACGCAGATCATGGGCAAGGAGACCCTAGACAAGGTCCAGCAGGCCTCCCGCGTGCAGGATTTCATGAATTACCAGATCACGACGGTGATGAAAGAGTACACGCCGGAGTTTGATCAGCTGCTTTTCTACACGGGCTACGGCGGATCGACCTTCAAGAAGGTCTATTACGACACACAGCGTGGTCGGATGGTCAGCAGACTGGTTCTTCCAGACGATTTGTACATCCCCTACCACGGTTCCAGTGTCATTTCTGAGTGTCGCAGACTGACGCACCGCATTGCCATGGACTCGAACGAGTTCAAAAAGCGTGTTTTTGCTGGCGAATACCTTGATGTTGACCTCAGTCCGGATGGATCGGGGCAAACTACCGACCAGATTGGCGCCACGATCGACCGCATCACTGGAATTCAGTCAACGGACGCTCCAGAAGAGCTGTCCTTGCTTGAATTTCAGGTCGATTTGGACATTCCGGGCTTTGAGGACCTTGACGAAGAGGGCGAGCCGACCGGAATCAGGCTCCCTTACGTGGTCACGTTGGACGAAACCAGCGGCAGGACCATTGGAGTGCGTAGAAACTGGCTTGAAACCGACCCGTTGAAGGTCCGTCGCGAGTTTTTTGTGCATTATGTCCTTGTTGAAGGCCCCGGAGCGTACGGCTTGGGCTTTGTTCACCTGATTGGTGGGCTTTCCAAGGCGGCCACGAGTGCTTTGCGTCAACTTTTGGACGCTGGAACGCTGGCAAACTTGCCGGCGGGCTTCAAAGCGAAGGGTGCGCGCATCGCGGATGACAGCAACCCCATCCAGCCCGGTGAGTGGCGGGACATGGACGCTGGCGGAGCGGAGTTGAGCTCCAGTTTGATGCCGTTGCCCTACAAAGAACCTAGCCAGACGTTGTTTTCGTTGTTGGGTTTCACGGTTGACGCTGGAAAACGACTGGCCAGCACTGCTGACATGCAGGTTGGGGATGGAAATCAGCAGGCAGCGGTGGGAACGACGGTTGCGTTGCTGGAACGTGGCTCGATGGTCATGTCCGCCATTCACAAGCGCCTGTACTACTCGCAAACGCAAGAGTTTGAGATGCTATTCGAGGGGTTTGGGGAGTTCATGCCCGACGAGTACCCCTATGACGTTCCCGGCGCCTCCCGCTGCATCAAAAAATGCGACTTCAACAACATTGTATCTGTCTTGCCGGTTGCAGATCCGAACATTTTCTCGGCTGCCCAGCGTATCGCACTGGCCCAGACCCAGCTCCAGCTGGCGCAAAGCGCTCCGAACATGCACAACATGTACGAGGCGTATTACCGGGTGTATGCGGCGCTCAATGTCAGGGATATCGACGGCATCCTGAAGGTTCAGACCAACCAGATGCCGAAAGACCCTGCCAGCGAGAACATTGACGCGGTGGACAACAAGCAGCTGAAAGTATTTGCAGGGCAGCAGCACGACGCCCACATTGCTGCGCACCTGCTCATGGGAATGTCGCCCCTTATCCAAGCCAATCCGCTTGCCGCGAGTGAGCTGCAGAAGCATGTCCTTGATCACGTCAAGACCAAGGCTGAAGAGGACGCAGCGGCGGAGTTGTTTGAGAAGTACGGCGTGGATCCTGACCGCATGATCTCTGACATGCAGCGCGAGGCGCTTGTTGCGCTGAAGGTGGCCCAGTACATGATGGAGGCCAAGCAGTTGCAGGCACAGTTGGCCGGTGAGGGCCAGTCGCAGCCAGATCCTGTGGTCCAATTGAAGGCACAGGAGCTGCAGCAGCGTGCGGCGAAGGATCAGACGGACGCCCAGCTCAAGCAGCAGTCCTTGGCCAACGAACAGATGCGAATACAAGAGAACGCGGATGCCAATGACGCGCGAATTGAGTCGCAAGAGAAGATCGCGGCACAGCGAAGTGAGATTGCCCGAGAACGTATCTACGCCCCCAGAGGATAACGACATGCCGCTCAAAAAAGGCCGTAGTCAGAAAACTATTAGTAAAAACGTCTCTGAAGTCATGGACTCTTACAGCAAAAAAGGTAAGATCGGCACCAGTCGTCCTGCTAGTAAAAAAGCAGCGCAGAAACAAGCAGTTGCTATTGCACTGCAAACTGCGGGAAAATCTCGGGCCATGAAGACCGGCGGCCCGGTGAGGGTCGTTAAGAAGCGTGACGGTAACTACCCGGTCAAGATTTATTAGAAAGCCTTCCAGACAGTGGCTTCAAACTGTCTGCTCCATGGATAACACCCATGCTTGAATTTGCAGAGCGCGTGCTCCGCGATATCAAAACGCTAGAGAAAGACACGGAGGCCCTCGTACTGAGCGGCACCCTGTCTGACATGGAGCGATATCGTTTCCTGATGGGACGATTGGAAGGTATTCGATTGTCGGAAGATCTTATCCGACAGCGGCTGAAGAAGCATGCCGAAGAGTAACCACCAAGAGGAGTCCCCATGGAAGCAGAAAGAAAACTAACAGCGCTCGAACAGAAATGGCAGGCACAGCAGGCAGAAGCTGCTGTCGCACGGCCCTCTCTCGATCAAGCCATCACAGAAGACGGAAAGGTCGATGAAGAAGCCCTTCATGGATCTATTTTCGACCTGATCCCCCAGCCCACCGGATGGCGATTGGCCATTCTTCCCTACCGAGGCAGCAAAACCTCGAAGGGTGGCATTCTGTTCTCCGATGATACCCAAAAGCGGACCCAGCTTGCGACCAACGTCGGGTATGTATTGCGGGTGGGCGATTTGGCCTACGCCGACCAAACCAAGTTTCCCAACGGCCCGTGGTGCAAGCAGGGGGACTGGGTGATCTTTGGCCGGTACGCGGGGTCCCGTATTCAAATTGATGGCGGTGAGATACGCCTTCTTAACGACGACGAAATTCTTGGGGTTGTGAACGACCCTGAAGATATTTTGCACATGTGAGGGAATAGGCAATGGGTATCGATCAAGAAGAGTTGCAGTTTAATGTTGGAGAAGGCGAAGAAGAAACCACCGTCACGATGAATCAGGATGGTGGGGACGCTTCTGTTGTCAAACAAGAAGAGGTTGTTGTCCAACAGGAGGCGCCAGACTCAGAGGACTTGGACAATTACTCCGAGAAGGTCAGAAAGCGTATCGACAAGCTGACCGCCCGCTTGCGGGAGCATCAGCGCCGCGAAGAGGCAGCCATTGAGTATGCGCGGAGCGTGCAGAAAAACAACGAAGAGCTGCAGCAGCGCTACAACCAGACCAATGTTGCTCGAATGGGTGAGGCCAGAGGCCGGCTGGATACCCAGATCATGGCGCTCAAGAACGTCATCAAGCGGGCCCGTGAAGAGAGCGACATTGACACCGAGACCGAAGCGCAGCAGCGGCTCACCACTGCCTTGTGGGAACAGCAGCGGCTGATTGAGAACGAGAAACAGGCTAAAGAACAGCCTGTGGCCCAGCCGCAGGCAGCTGCCCCGCAGCCGGCCCCACGTCAGCCTGTGCAGGTAGACGTGAAAGCCGAGGAATGGGCTGAAGAGAACCCGTGGTTTGGGAAAGACATTGTCATGACCAACACCGTCAGGGGCATCCACGTCGAACTCGTTAAAAATGAAGGATTTGACCCGTCCTCAGATGAGTACTATGATGAGATTAATCGCAGGATGCGTAATTTATTTCCGCAGCGGTTTCAAGGGGCACAAAATTCCCGAGAAGAGCCTGCGCCACAAACCAACAGAAGCACCCGAACCGCGTCAACGGTTGCTCCTGCTACCCGCCCTTCTGGGCTTAACTCTACAGCGCGCCGCATGATCAAGTTGAAACCTAGTGAGGTTGCAATTGCGAAAAAACTAGGGGTCCCGCTTGAAGAATATGCCAAATACGTCAAAAGGTGATTACATGAGCGAACAAGACAACATAGTACCGAAACTTTCTCGTGCTCCCCGCAGTAACGCTACTCGCGAAAAAACTGCGCGTCGTAAGCCATGGTCCCCACCTTCCCGTCTGGACGCACCTGCTCCCCCAGATGGTTACAAGCATCGCTGGATTCGGCGAGAAGTCGCAGGGCATGATGACAGAATGAATGTCTCCGGAAAATTGCGTGAAGGCTACGAGCTCGTCAGAGCAGATGAGTACCCTGAGTTTCAGGGTGGATCTGTGGACGACGGCAAGCATGCTGGCGTGATTGGCGTAGGTGACGTGATTCTGGCCAGAATCCCAGAAGAGACAGCGGACGAACGTAGAGCGCATTATCAGAAGCGTACCCATGATCAGATACGAGCTGCGGACAACGATCTATTGAAGAACAATGTGCATTCTTCTATGCGGATCGTTACTCCGGAAAGGCAATCAAAAACGACTATCGGTGGCCCCCGAGACGGGACCAACGATTAACCTTCTAAAGGACAATTATCATGGCTAATGTAGACAAAGCGTTTGGTCTGCGTCCCCTTGGTAACCTTTCTGCTTCTGGCTCCCAGAAACAGTACGGCTATCAGATCGCAGACAATCAGTCTGGCGCCATTTTTCAGGGTGACCTCGTCACGTTGAAAGACGGTTACATTCTTCAGTTCAACCCCGCCACCCACACTGCTGCAGTAGGGGTGTTCAACGGTTGCAACTATATCGATCCGACTAGCGGCAAGCCGACGTGGAGAAACTACTATCCGGGTTCCGTTAACATCACGCAGGGCGTTATCAATGCGGATGTAATCGACGATCCGAACCAGTTGTTCATCATCCAGAACGATCAAACTTCTGCTGTAAGTAACTATGGCAAGAACGCAGACATCGTTGTTGGCACTGGCAACACCACCACTGGTGTGTCAGCAAACGAGCTCGACACCTCCACAATAGACACCACTGCTGCGTTGAATCTGAAGATCATTGGTCTTTGGAACGTACCCAACAACGCTGTTGGGGAATTCGCTGTTGTCGTGGTTAAAATCAACGAACACCTGTACGGAAGTGCAGGCGTTGCTGGCCAATAAGGAGCATAAACCATGGCGATTTCACGCTCGCAACTTGTAAAAGAACTTGAGCCCGGTTTGAACGCTCTTTTCGGTCTCGAATATAAAAACTACGAGAACGAACACGAGGAGATCTACTCGATCGAATCTTCAGACCGTGCGTTTGAAGAAGAGGTCATGCTCTCCGGCTTCGCTGAAGCTCCGGTAAAAACTGAAGGTGCAGGTGTCGCATACGACCAAGCACAGGAAGTATATACCGCTCGTTACACTCACGAGACCATTGCTCTGGCATTCAGCCTGACGGAAGAGGCCGTAGAGGACAACCTTTACGACCGTCTTGCTTCGCGCTACACCAAGGCACTGGCTCGCTCAATGGCAACGACCAAGCAGATCAAGGCCGCCGCTATCCTGAACGGCGCTTTCACTACCTCAACGGGTGGTGACGGCAAGCCGCTTTGCGCTACGGACCACCCCACTCTGAGCGGTCCCGACCTTCGCAATGAGCTGTCTGTTTCTGCCGACCTGTCCGAGACCTCTCTTGAGCAGGCGTTGATCGACATCGCTGCGTTCACTGATGAACGTGGCCTGAAGATCGCCGTGCAGGGCCTGAAGCTGATCATTCCGAAGGAGCTTCAGTTCACCGCTGATCGTATTCTGAAGTCCACGCTCCGCGTTGGCACTGCAGACAACGACATCAATGCCATCAAAAACATGGGCATGATTCCGCAAGGCTACTCGGTCAACCATTACCTGACTGACCCTGACGCCTTCTTCATCATGACCGATGCTCCGAATGGCATGAAGATGTTCCAGCGTGTATCGATCAAAACTGGTTTCGAGGGCGACTTTGAAACTGGCAACGTCCGATACAAGGCTCGCGAGCGCTATAGCTTTGGCTTTAGCGATCCGCGCGGGATCTTCGGCTCACCCGGCACCCCGTAAGGCGCTTGAAGAAGGGGGACTTCGGTCCCCCTTTTTTTTTCTGGTGATTGCTGTATAGTCTCGACATCCCCGGAACATTTGGGTGGCAGACGGCCCGGGCCGACATCATGCAGACTGCCTCCCCCAACTCGCATGAGAGGAATTTGCAATGGCTAATACTACCTTTACAGGTCCCGTCCGGTCGCAGAACGGCTTCCAAAGCATCTCGATTAACTCCAGCACAGGTGCTGTTACCGTACTGGCCAATTCTGGGCTGGCGCCTGTTGCCCTGCCCAACGCTAACACCGCAATCACCACCGCCGACAACTCTGGCGTATTGAACATCGTTGCTGACGTTTCGGCGGATCGCACCTACACGCTGCCCACCCCGGTAGCAGGCGCAGTGTTTAACTTTATTTACGGCGGTGGCGCAGCTGATGGCCACGACGCTATCTTCAGCACTGGTTCTGACCTGCTGTACTTCGTAGGCGGCGTAACCTTCTTCGATACTGACACTACGTCGCAGCCGTCTGTAGTGTTCTCCGATGGTAACTCCAACAGCAAGCTGCAGGTTAACTTGCCCGCTGCCATGAACGTCACGTTTGTTGGTACGAGCGCAACGACCTATCAGGTCTTTGGCACCGTCGTGAGCACCACTGCTCCCACCTTTGCCGACCAGTAAGGGGGAGCCATGAGCTTCAGTAATATACAATCGGTGACCAAGGCGGCAGATGCGTCTGCCGTTGTTGGTCGTTGTCGTGTGCTGGGGGTGTACTACACCTGCACCAACACGGCAGCATCCTTTGTCCTAAAGGACGGCACTACGACGGCAGGCACTGGCAGGATGACTGTTACCACCCCGGCAGCTGCCGGTGCGTACGACATCATCATGCCAGACATGGGCATCCTGTTTGAAAACGGGGTGTTCATTGATGTCAGCAGTGTTGAAGTAACCAGTGTCACGCTGCTGTTTGAAGGTGGGGCGGCTGCCTAATGGCAACCAAGAGCAAGGGCATGGGGATCAAGACTTCGGTGAAGTCTGGTAATTTCCGGTCCACCAAGTCTGGGGCAGGTATGACGGAGAAAGGCGTCGCGGCGTACCGCAAGGCCAATCCCGGCAGCAAGCTCAAGACAGCGGTGACCGAGAAAGCCCCCTCCCCTGCTCGCGCCAAGCGCCGCAAGTCATTCTGCGCGCGCTCTGCAGGGCAGATGCGGGACTTCCCGGAAGCAGCAAAAGACCCCAACAGCCGGCTTCGGCAGGCTCGACGCAGGTGGAAATGCTGAGCTGTTGGCCAAAAAGTACAAAGAAGCTGGCGGAGGCTATCGTGATTGACATTGAAGCGTTTCGCATTAAAGACGGGTGGAAAGGAGATCTGTCAGACACTCGTGTTCAACCCATGGTTGACGGGCACATGTTGGACTGCGCTATCCACGACGAAGGTCCCTGCACCTGTGGTACCCAAGAAGAGCTCGATGCGATGGAGTTGGAAGAGGCCGGTTTACGGCCAGAAGACCTTGTATGAAAGACTCGGCACACAAAAAAAGAGGTAAGTGACATGGCTGGACGTGGAATGGGAGCCGCCACCAAGGGCGGTGGTTGTGTAGGTAGTGGTCCTAAAAACCGCATGATGTCTGAGACCAGCAAGAAGACGGGTCCGGTCATGATGGCCAAAGGCGGCATGGCAGACAAAAAAGGTCGTGCCATGAAAAGCAAAACCAAAGACGCCCGTGGTCGTGCCATGATGGCGGACGGCGGCATGGCTATGAGCCCGCGCAAGAAAATGGCAATGGGCATGATGGGCGGCGGCATGGCCAAAAAGTACCGCAAAGGCGGCATGGCGTGTGACTAATGGCTACTTCAGGAACGACGGACTTTAACCTCAACATTGATGACCTTGTAGAAGAGGCCTTTGAGCGTTGTGGAATGCGGATGACGGCTGGCTATCAGCTATCGTCTGCCCGTCGTTCCATGAATTTGCTGTTTCTGGACTGGGCCAACAGGGGTCTAAACCTTTGGACCATCGAGGAAGCCACCTATCCGCTGGTTCAGGGTAGCCGCGTTATTACACTAGCGACGGACACGGTGAACGTGCTCTCTGCTGTTATTCGTCAAACGATCAATGGCCAGCAGCAGGACATTTCGCTGGATCGGATCAGCAGAGAGGACTATTTGGACATGCCGAATAAGCTGACGCAGGCGCGCCCTGCTCAGTATTATGTCGAGCGGACCAACAGTCCAAAGGTCTATTTCTACCCGGCCTCTGATACAGACTACAGCTTCGTCTACTATCGTATTCGACGCATACAGGACGCGGGAAGCTACACGAACACAGCGGATGTCAATTTCCGATTCCTGCCTTGTTTGGCATCGGGACTGGCATACATGCTGGCGCTTAAATACGCACCGGATCGCACGGGCGCGCTCAAGCAGATCTACGAGGAAGACTTTCAACGTGCCGCACTTGAGGACAGGGACACTGCCAGTGTGCATTTTGTTCCTGACTTTGGTATTTGAAATGCCGTTTGCGACTGGAAAGTTTTCTTACGGCCTCTGTGACTACTGTGGGCAGCGGTACCCTTACCAAGTTCTGAGAAAGAACTGGGAGGGGTTCATGGTGTGCCCCGAGGACTATGAGCCAAAAGAGCCGCAGTTGATGCCGCTCAACTACCGAGGCGATGCGATTGCGCTTCGTGATCCTCGCCCAGATCGTACTGAACCGACCGTGGTGTACTTGGGAGTGCCAGCAGACTCGGCCTTCCAGAGCATCGGAAGTGCCTATAACACCGTCAACATGCGTCCCTTCCCGCAGCAAAACGCGGTCCAAGGGGTGGGCTATGTTGGACACGTCACTGTGGTGATCACCTAATGACATACGACGAACTGGTCACAAACATCCGAAATTACACCGAGGTGAACAGCAACGTGTTCACTGATCCGGTGATCAACACGTTCATCACCATGGCTGAGAACCGCATTCTGCGGGACATCGATCTGGACGTGTTCAAGAAAGAATCCACCGGCACGATGACCAGCGGGAACAGGTTTCTTGCCTCGCCCAGTGAGATTCTGACGCATCGTTACTTGATGGTATCGGTCAGCGGCACGCAGGTGTTTTTGGATTTCCGGGACACTTCTTTCATGAAAGAGTACTGGCCAGATGGCACGGCCACGGGCGTGCCCAAGTACTACTCTGTGTGGGATCAGAACACCTTTTACATTGCCCCGACGCCGTCCCAAAACTATGCCGTGGAACTGGGCTACATCTACCGCCCCGCGCAGCTGTCGCAGGCCAACCAGAATACGTGGATCAGCACAAACGCCCCAGAGGCCTTGTTGTACGCCTGTTTGATTCAGGCCTACAGTTACACCAAAGGCCCCACTGAGATGCTGGCCTTCTTTGACGGTAGCTACAAGCAAGCGATTCAGGGTCTGGGCATCGAACAGCAAGGCCGCCGTCGCCGAGACGAGTACAGAGATGGTATGATTCGCCTACCAGTTCCTTCTGCTTCACCGGGGCCATAAACCATGTTCAGTATCGTAACAGGCGCAAAGCTAGGGGACATCAAGGCGACGAGCGTATCAGGCCGTGGCTTTACCCCAGAAGAAGTTGCCGAGCAGGCACTTACCAAGATCGTCTCAGTGGGCGGCAACTGCCACCCGGTCATACGCGATCAGGCTGAGGCGTTCAAAGATGAGATTCGTGGGGTGCTAGTCCACTACATGAAGCAGGCTGTAAGGTCCAACCACACTACGTTGGCAAACCGTTTCCGAGCCGCTGGGCACCCGGAACTTGTAAAACTA